GGATCCGGCGTTCCAGGAGGCGCTGTTTCTGGTTCAGCTTCTCAATCTTCCTGTTTTCTTCCTTGTCAAATTCTTTAAAAGGATTATGGATGCCGTCCCCAGGACCAAAGCTGTGCCTGCAGTTTGCTCCATCCAGTCCTTCTACTGTTCCGTATCCGGTACAGGTCTTAAAGTCAGGGAACTCTTTCGTTCTTCCAGTCCGCGAAAAGAATCTCCCCTGCCACCAGTAATGGTTTCCCGGATTCTCTCCTCCGTCGCCGGTTCTGGCTCCGATATGGGCCGATGTTAGGATGATGTCCCAGTCTGTTTCTTCCATCCGGGCAAGGCTGATCTCTGCTGTGGACTGTGCGATTCCAGTTCGAACTGCTCTTAATGTTGCTGCTTCTATCGTATCTTTACGACCAGAAGGATAAACGACTGTTACTCCCTGCTCCGCAATCTTCTCTACAGCATCCTTGACGGCTTTTGTATATGATACCGTTCCTGTAGATACCAGGGTGTATGCATTGTCTACTTCCTGAAGGAATAGGCGTTGTGCAGCTGTAGCGGTTGTCCTTGTGAAGTTCTTCATGGTTCCAAGAGTTGCTTCATAGTTGCGTTGCATGAGTCTGATCAGATGGGGAGAGGCCCGCAGATTTGTCGGCGGGATATCTGCCATTGCATATATCAGATCATCATATTCTAAAGCCTTGATACCGGCTTCTTCCATGGCTTCTTTCAGTTCCTTCTCCTGCAGTCTGGTCTTTTTCTTAATCTCCTGCATAATATCTTCCAGAACATATCCCGCTTCCTGTAATGTCTCAAGCATCCAGCGGTCTCTTGCTGTAAGCAGGTAAGACTCGCCACGTCCGATTCGGTTCATGATGCCTTCTATGATTCTTCTCACGATATACTCGTGCAGCTCTCCAGAGATCTCTTCGCTAGCTTCTGAAATTCTGTAAAGATATTCCGGGGTAAGCATTTATTCTTCTCCTCCGAACAGTTCCGGTTCTTCCGGCTGGGCTTCTTCCACCATCTTCTTTGCTTCCTCCTCGGACATTCCCTCAAACTTCACATAATACATCCATGGTGGGACATCTCCCTGCACTCTATACTTCCACCAGTTCTGCATGTCTTCCTGATAGGAGTAAGTGATATCTCCGAAGGAATAGTCTACTTCATACGGGCCGGCAGGAGCCAGACTATATAAGTCTGCCATTGCATTCAGCGCATATAAGAGGTCATCCATGCATTTCTTTAAAGCATCGCGGATGTTCTTGACTGTACGAATGGTTTCCTGATCATCTGCTTCCACCTGTGTCGCCGTCATCATTCCGGTTTTCTCATCAAGCTGGAACATTCCCTGGCTGAATCCACACTTGGTTGAAATCATTGCCAGATTGCTGTTGATATCCTTGATTCGCTGTTCTGTGAGCAGGATGGCAACATGTTCATGAATGTTGTTATCGCTGTCTACACCGGTCCCCATTTCCACTCCCTGAATCATTCGGGGAAGATTGATATTATGCATATCTGCAAATCTTACAGCAGACTGGGGAAGGAAAGTAATGTGCTTGCTGTCCTCTATCTCTGTTCCCTTTCTGCTCCAGGCAATATCCAGATCCCGAAGCTCCCTTATGCAGTTATGCCAGATTGGTACTCCCAGACTGCTGCCACGATCAATCGTATTCGAAGCAGGATTCTTAAAATAAGCGTACAGCGGCTTTTCCAGATCCTGAATATAGACATCCGGCTGTAACATACTCCACTCCGGGACTTCCTGTAAGCTACATTCCTTTCCCTTACCATCTGGGTGGTTGCTTACAAATGCTCTGTTGCTGATTGCATACAGGTTTCCTTCTCCCGATTCTTCAAACCGGTGCCATTCGAATCTGGAATACCATTTCTTTCCTTTCTGCAGCCTTGTTACAAAGATGCATCCTAAGATATCTCCATTGCTGTTCGTGGCTGTGGGAAAGAAGCATCCTGGTTCTATGTAATCCACGTTCTGTCCATTTGGTTTGAACATAATTCCCACATTGCCAAGAGCTTCTGACGTTTTATCTGCGATGGCTGCCAATACATAATCAGCCTGTTTCTGCAACCAGTCTGCTCTGGCGCTTCCGCTCAATGCTATTCCAAGATCCAAAGTCACCAACCCAGCAGTTACATCATCTATGTACTTTGCGAAGTTGATGCTTCTTACCTGATCATCCGGGTTCTGCCACTCCGGTTTTCCTTCTGTGATCCTGTCGTATTTTGTTATCCATGCTTCCATTACTTCTGATACGAGAGCATATGTTCCAAATACTTTCTCTACATCACTCCGAAACATTCTTTTCCACACCCCCTGTATCCATGTTATGATTCCCATTTAGATCACCCACCTGTTCAGTGTTCTTGCCACCCCGTAAATATAGTACCTTACAAGGTCCATGTGGTGGTCATTCTCTTTGATTACTTCATCGCCCTGTTTCTTATCGTCCCAGGCGTAGGACTCAAACTCTTTTATTGTTTCTATGCAACTCTCGTGGATCATCAGGAGTCCCATGTTTAGATACTTGGTAACCTCCTGGATCCCATTCAGCACATCATTATTCGCACCTGTTACTGTGTATTTCCCGTATTTCTTTATGGTTTCTATAAAGCCTGCTGCCGATGGATCCACAATGATCTGTTCGATTGGAATTTCTCCTATCGCATCACACATGAGTTTATAATACTTCTCATTATCCGCTCTGCCTTCTGTGCCGCGCTTGCGACCATCGTAATGAACCTCTTTTACCATTGTGGATTTCCTGCCATCAAAGCAGAAGATTCCAACAGCAAACGGGTTGACGGTACCATAGTCGATAGAAACATAATACTGACATCTGGCTTCGACATATTGCGGTTCAGATGTAATGTTTCTGTCTTTGGAAAACATTGGATATACAAGGCCTTCTGCAATCGCCCATTTCCCCAGGATGTATCTGGCATAGTAAACAGTGCCTTCATATTCTTTGCAGAGATTCTCTACAAAAAGCGGATCCAGAAAAGGATTATCGAAGATTGTATACTCCTGAACATATATATCCAGATCTGATTCCAAGAAAGCTTTTAGCCAATGATTTGGTCCTTGCGGGTTCAATGCTCCGTCAAAGCAACTGTATGGCTTATCCAGACGGGATTTCAGCATATCGAAGACTTCTTCGTTCCAGTCTGCAACCTCATCACCGTATACGTATTTGATAGAAGCTCCTCGAAGTTTGGATACCTGGCTGACCTTTTCAGCACCCAGGCAATACACCATTTCCCCGAACAGATAGCATTTGTTCTGGCTATTAATCTCTCCTACAAGCTCTGGTCCCCAGATATTACGCATGGGTTCCAGAATGTTTCGTTCAATTGTGGACTTGGTGACTCCAAGGATTACAGAGAGACCAGGTTTGCCTATTCTGGCTCGAATTCTTTTTGGAATTACAAAGTAATCCATGTAAGTCTTTCCCGATCGGGTTGCTCCGGTCTTGAAGTTCCATCTGTGATTTGCGTTCTGGAAGTATTCTATCTGTTTCTGGCTGAAAGGCATATCAGATAACACCTCCGATTTCTTTCAGGACATCATCCAGCTTCTTAAGTGCATCTTTCTTTCCGTCATCGTCTTCTTTGATTTTCTTCTGAAGAAGGGCAACTTTTGCTTTCTGCTCTTCGGTACCCATATTCATGTGATCAGACAGCCATTGTAATGCTTTCATGCGGTCTGATAATTTGATACTGGCTCCATCTTTTCCCTGTTTCACTTCTGACAGGATAGTGCCGTCCACCTCGGTAGAATCCTTGAACCGGACTGTGTTCACAATTTTTGTAAGTTGCTTCTCTTCGCCGGTCTCAGGATCCTTTATCTTCACAGGTCCATACATTGCCATAACCGGTACCTCTTCCGTACCGAATGTCATGTAGTCAGTAATATCTGCGAAGGCTATATCCATGTACTTTTGAAAGATATCTGACTCTGAAAGAAATTCTCGGTTTAAGCGTTCCTGCTTTAGTCTGAGGATTTCTTCTTTTACCTCAACATTTCTCAACATCCTGCTGCCGCTTCTCATTGCTATTTCGTAGCTGCACTCGTACGCTTTCTGATATGCTTTCGTAGCATTAAAACTGCGAATGTAGTAAACGCAAAAAAGCCGCTGTTTGTCAGTTAATTCTGAATTCTCAGTTACGGATTCAACTTCGCTCTCAGCCGCTTTCTTTTTCTTTGTCTTTTTCTTTTCCGAACGTTCGCTTTTTTTATCCGAACGTTCGCTATCCCATTTGTGGGTACATTTCCATCTTCTTACAGTGCCTTCTGGAAGGTTTAACTGGCTTGCAATCTCTACCAGTTTTTTTCCTTGTAGATATAGCTGTCGGGCTTGTTCTATTCTTTTATCTGGTGCTCTGGCCAACCATCACCACCTCTCATTCTGTCTGTTATCGGTTATAGTGGACATTCTGGGACTCGAACCCAGGACCGACCGGTTATGAGCCGGTTGCTCTACCTACTGAGCTAAATGTCCATACAACAAGAGCCATCTGCTCATGAAACAGATGGCTCTTGTTACGTCAAGGAAAATCCATATGAGTCCGGTGTCAAACCGGAGTGGAACATCAGGATTCGAACCTGCGGCTCGGTTTTACGGCTCTTGTAGCTCCCACTCTGCTATTGTTCCATATGTTTGCCAGACCGCTACCTCTGGCAAACGCAAGAAAGGAGAATCCATCAATGAC